AGATTGATACAACTAGCCTCCTAACGTGGAGGCTTTTTGTTATCTAATCTTACCGTTCACAATCCTGTAATTACTCACTTCAAAATCTCCCGTATCCATAACGCGCACGTGTGCAAATCCGTGGTGATGTTTATTGATAGGCATATAATCAGGGTGCAGCTCACATAGACAGGCCACGCTCCAGCACGTTGTAATCTTACCATTGATGTTAGGTTCTGTATGTTCACTTGCCTGGTGGTGGTGTCCACACAATGCGCTGTCTTTAGCACGTAAGAACAAACCGCGTGCGATGTTTACGGGACTGAATACGGACGCTCCTAGTTCATGACCATGCAGAATGGTTAGCTTCCCGGCATGAATTATCTGCTTATCCGGTATGAATGTGATATTGTACTTATCCAGGTGCATGAGTGATTCAAAATTGAACTCATCCATGCCCAACAAATCGGGTGCATTGCGCATGATGTAGTGATCATAACGCACATCGTGATTGCCGCACTTGTAATAGATAGCCGCGTTCGGAAATAGCTTACGCAGCGTAGCTAAGAATTGCCTTGTCATTAGCACTTCATGTCCGAAGTTTCTTTTACGCGGGTCTTTTTCAAAGCGACTGATGGCATAGAAGTCTATGATGTCACCATTTAAAAGAATTGTATTGACTTCATTCTCTAGCCCATACTTTAATGCTAACGTCAATGCCTGTATGTTGTGATACGGCACGTGTATATCTGAAAGCAGAAGTATGTTATTGTGATTAATCGGAAGCTTAAACGGTTTATAGTTGGCTTCCTGCGAAGGTGGCAGGTCTAGCGGATTACTTTGTTCAGGCATTAACTCATTGACCATGTTACCGAAGTCAGTAAAATGGTTTTCAAGTTTGGTCAAATTACCTTTTGCCTGCGCTTTAACAGGTGAATCAGCTGAAAGCTTATGTCTTTTGCGCCAACTAAAATACAATCGCTCAAATGAGCCGTATTGCATTTTGATATTGTGCTTAGTCATGGCAGCACGTAGCCGTGAAGCTATCGTACCTGCGCCTTCGTGCACTTCCTTGTATACCTCAAAGTATTCACCTTGCATAGTGGCTTATTTAGTGCCACGAATAAACCCGGCTAATTCTGCAAGATTGTTGCTAATGGTCAAGTTCTGTGACGCAATCACATCAATCTTCTTTTCGAGCTTATCAATGGCTTTGTTCTGTTCGTCTTTCATGGTATTCAACTTAGAATTGAATTCATCTTTGGTGTCTTTAAGTGATTCTGCTAGCATAGTTACTTCGCGTTTGTGATATGATTCGACCTTACCCAGTGCGCTTGATACTTTGACCACATCGCGCTTCAATGCGTAGTACAATCCTGTTAATGATATCGCACCACCTACTAACGTTACTAAATCTCTCGGTTGAAAGTCCATGTCTATAAGATTACAAAGTATAAAGTTGAAATTGCAAGCGCACTAATACCTAATGACAATACCACGTTGTGTGCTACTAGTCTACGATTGCGCTTTTTTAAGTCTTTTATCTGTAGTTCTTTCTCCTGTGCTATTGCCTTCTCTATGCTTTGCTTGTTGTCGTATATCTGTGCTAGTGTTTCGTAGCTGTTGGCCTGTATGCCTGTGATTTTAGAATAGTAATGCGTCTTGAGTTTCTCAAGTTGATACAATGAATCGATTTCCATGGATGTTTGATACCAGTACATCATGCTAGTGTAATTCAGATTCATCAGTTGCACCTCGTAGGTCGTAAGTTTTGGAGTAAAATCCAGACTTGAGGAGGCTGTCTGATTTTTTGAGCGTTGCGCGAAACTGACGATCGGCAGTAGCATCATCAGAATTAAGAATTTGGTATACGTCATTTCGGTAGTATTGATTTGTTACATCTTGCAACTGAATAATCGTATCGCCGCGCATAGTTAAACTATCTATTTTGGCATACAAGTTATTTGCTATTGCGTTATTTTTTTCAATCGCACGGTATAGTGAATCATTGATAGACTCCAGTCTGTCAACTGCAGGTGATGGTGCAGGAGTCTTGCAACTTTTTAACATTACAAACACTACTAATGTAGTTACAACAACTGCACTAGCTATCAATATGCGCTTGCTTCTTATTGTCAGTTCCATCTTGTTATGTGTATTGACTTATTCAATGGTCTTATCTTAACTAGCACACCATCACCTAAGCGGCTATCTCTATCACCACGATCATTGGTGTTGCCTTCAATGGTGCGTACTGAATATTCACTAACCTTATCTACTATTCCTGTGTGACCAATAGCCTTGTACCTATTTGTATTGCGCCAATGCTTGTATGATAGTGTCATTACTAGCACATCACCCGGCTTATAGGATTGATAGAACCTCCCATCTGTAAAGATTACATCCTTTTTGTTGTAGCACGTAGGTGACCACCCTGTCACTTTAGATTTTGCATCGACATTACACTCATGGAATACGGCACGTACAAAGAATGCGCACCATTGGTAGGTAGGCTTCCACCCTACTTCGCGCATAAGCCGCTCAAAGTAGCGGTCGTTAAAGCCCATGTTGTTACCGCCTTTCTCGCGAACACCAACGTGCGCATAGGCTACTAGCCTTACACAATAACCGTCATTAGCGTGCGCAGTATGAATAGGAAGGCAGCAAAATAAGCAAAGTACAACAGCAGATATAAAGAGATTTTTTGCCATGTAGTTAGTGACGTTTTAAGTTCTTCTTTGATGTCGCGTGAATAGATTTCCCGCTGCAGTGAGCGGAAGTTGAAGCGTATGCCCATGAACACAATGAAGTTGGCGAAGACCATGATAAGACCTGCTAGGATTACATACTGGATGTACTCCGTGCTTATCAAAGCATCACCAAAATATTGGTATGATAGCGTACCGCTCACACTAAAAATCAAGAAGGCAATCGGTATAGACCAAAAGCCATCAAATAACTCTAGTTTATAACGTAGCTTCTTGATAGCCTCGTTATTTTGACTTGCTTTTATCTGCTTCTTTGTTGCCATTTGCACGTAGTTTAAGTGAAAGCTCGCGTTCATAACGTCTTAATCTTTCGGTGTATTCTTGTTTTAGTGTCTTCTTATCACTCATGGTATACGGTTAATGATATTGCGACTGTAAGTAGGACGGAAACTTGTGGCCGTGTTGCCCGTACTAAATTGATAGTTGAGCGTATTTGTCACATCCGTCCTTGGTGATCTATCAGGCCATGTTGCTGTGCTGTATTCCGGGAACAAAGCGTTGTTAGCACACAAGTAATCAACTAGTAAAGTGGTGTAGTGTTCTGCGTTTTGCCTTGCACGGTCAATCATATCCTTCATGACTAAATCACTTACCGCTACAGTGTCCTCACTTTGACGTTGTACTAACGTGCCATTGTCCATACGGTAGCTAAGGTTAGGCATAAGCTCCACCATTACCCACCAAAGAAGCATCTTTTGGATGTAGTCCTCTAGTAGTAGTTCATAATTACCGCTTATTGTACCTGCGGCCACATCTGCTTTAATCTTGTTAAGCAAATCAGTTCCCAAAAATGGAAGCAACCACTTATCCTGCGCAAGATATACGGCAGGATAGATAAGGTTCGGGTCAACACTACCATTTACGGTGGTGTACTTCTTTACAAAGTTTTCGGATATTAATAGTACTTCAGGCATAGTTGTAATTATTGATTACCGTAAATAGGGTTAGTAGGTAGGAAGCCATTGTATGGCATATCTTCAGGAAGCTTTGCTACTAATGCGTTATTACGCACCTTGTAGCCCATACGTTCAGCCATGCTCACAGCGATACGCTTTGCATCTGGGTCATTAGGATTAATCTTCGCGCCTTTTGCATCTACGTAAACTCGTTTTTCCCAAAAGTGCCTGCAGTTACCACCGCCTTTGTAAAACCAAATGTCGTATGTGTCCGCTCCTTCAGGCCCCCATCCGGGATTAACCGCAACATTCTCCATTGACACGATGTCTTCTTTGCGGTATAGCTTGCCCGCTTCCATCATCTTCTTACAGAATGGGCGCATATTATCATGGCTAAAGCTACCTGCATAAACGTAACGAGTAATAAAGTATTTACCATCGATAATAGCATCCTGCTCGCTCTTAG